CCGCCACTAGAATCACCAACGGAAATAATCTCATTAGTTAATAATCCTGTATAAGAACCCAAAGCGACATATTCGCCAGGTACGCTCTTAGCATTAATTAATGTCTGTCCTGCGCTATCTTTATTAATTATATTCCCGACATAAAATGCACATTGCAAAGCAAATATTTGTTTTCCTATATTTCCAACAAAAACAAAATCATCTGTTCCGTCAAATTTTAATCCTTGACCGTCAAATATAGGGTCTGTTGCATCTACTCCAGATGTACTACCTAATTGACCGTGATAACCATATCGTCCGTAATCTTGCAATAACTGTAGGTCAGTAGTTTTCTGATATGTTGTTGCTGTTTTACCTAATTCTAATTGAGCACCCCAAAGGTATAAATCAACATTCGTATCACCATTTAGCAGATAAAGGTATATATTACTACAAGTAACTGGTACAGTAAATGTTCTTACAATTCTTTTCCATGATGTTTTATTAATTGTTTCTAAATAACTCTCTCTAAATAAGTCTACCGCATTTGTCACATTGTAAACTCTGTAATGTGCATTTAAAGCGTTTACATCTTTAGCATAAAAAGATAGTGTATATGTTGCTCCAGATATAACAGGAATATTTATAAAAATTGAACCAAAGTTAGGAGTTTGTATTTGCACATTAGAAGCGGTTAATGTGCCATCTGGAGCAATATTATTAGTGTTAATAATATTGGTACTAATTTTAGTCCATAGTGCATTGCTAAAATCTTCACTATATTTCAGTAAATTCCTTTGGTCAAATCTGTACTCAGCAACCAAACCATATTGCGAAACGCGTTTTGGGCGTAGATGCAAACTCATATTAACACCTACGCTTTCATCATAACTTTAATTGTTCTTTCTGCTGCTTGTGCTACGGATGCTTCTAAGGATAGGAAAAATACTCCTGCAAGCATAAGGGATTGAACATCAATACTGTATATTTCATCAACCGCTACAGTCATAGGAGCGAAGGCTACACCAACATCATTTTTAATGACTCGCTTAGTTCCTCCGGCAGTTGCCGAACCTTTTATTGTTAATGTTGCTGCTGTCCAAGCGTCAGGCATACGAATAGATAAGTATTTAAAATTCCTAAAATCAATCTCTGTGGATAAGGTACCGTTAAGTGCTATGACAGCATCTACCGAAACATAACTACCAGTTAGTTGAGTATTAACAACAACGCCAGGAGAAGCAAGAATACCACTTCTTAACTCTCCTGACTTGTCGATGTCTTGCAGTAAGATAAACTCACCCTGCGCTGACGCACCATTGACATAGCGGAACCTGTACCACCGCTTGGTCAACTTCACCCAGTCTTGTTCGGAGGTCACATTTGCCGAAACTAATTTTTCAGCCAATTGAGTAATAGTTGATTTGTCGTCCGATTCATCAATATACAAGGTTCCTGTTTTATCGGAAAAAACAATACCTTTTACAGCAACAATCGGATCTTGCTTTAACCTATCCTGCCACTCCTGAGTATAGGAGATAGTAGGTTGAAGTAAATTAGTTCTTAACTGTGTCAATTAATATCCCTCCCATGCTAACGCTCTCATGGCCGGATGGATTTCTTCTGCAATTCCTCGCAAATCATTTCTGCGCTTACCTTGCTGACTTCTCTTTGCTCTTTCCCTTAGTTCGCGTGGGTCCATGAATATTTCATCGCCCCTAACACGAACATCACCCTTACGGAGTAGTGTCTCAATGCGAGAATCAATAGTATTGTCGGGAACAGCAAAACCGTAGGTTAATCCCTGATTACCGAGGTTATGCACCTCGTATTGCTCGTCCCAATTATTCCAGACAAGAAATAGTCCATTATCGTATTGACGCATTAAATCTGCCATTGGGTGAGAAAAAACAGGATGAAGATATGGAAATATCCTCAACCTGTCGATAACTGCACTTTGAAATTGTTCCGATACCATACTAATACCCCTTTATGAGCAATCTAGCGGTAATCGTACTTAAATTTGCTTCATTAGCAACTTCAATCATTGGACCATCTACACTAACACTATAATCACACATATATGCTTTTAGTTTCTTGTTGGTGTAATCGTATTCAAAAATATACCCACCAACAGGGTTTGCCTGCACCCATTCGATAACATTTAGACCGCAATTTCTGGCGGTTAACGACTCGCCCCCGGTAGGGTAAGAATCATCGAATGTTACATTTACTATTCTCTCCATACCTCCGGTTGTTTTGCCAGATTTAATAAACGCTACTGTTAATGCCAAAATAAAAACCTCCCTACATCGGTGTAATGCCGGTGAATTTTACCTGACCGCGTGGCAGTTTGCAACACAGGTCACAGTATTTCCGCAAAGTAGCCTGATAGATAGGTTTATCTTCAAGCAGTTTAAGAATCTGACCGCCCTGCTCCATCCACTCGAGTTCGTTTAGTTGATACAACGCCCAATCGCTTGTACGCAGCGCAACCAACTCACCAGGTGTAGCGAAAAAGTCAACAGTCAAAGGAGTGCCATTGAAGTCAATAGCACCGAAACCGCCCTTAATCTTATCGGACATATCGCCAACAGTGACTTTAGAAGCGGCCTTATAGGCAATATAAGCACGTTCAATGCCATCGTCACAGATCAGAAAGTCGTGCTTTACGCCTGTTCTCCGGCGAGACAAATCCATGCCTTTTTTAATAAGTAGTTCGTCAAATGGACCGCTAATTGCTTGAATAGTCGGGTTAAACCAAAGGTTAGCGGTACGGTCAAGTCCGTAAATGGTATTATCGGCAGTCATAACTGATTTTAGGCCAGTCAATTCCATACCCTTACTGTTTTGAGTATAGATTAAGTCACCAACCTCCGGGGCAGTAGTGGCAACGAAAACTACCTTAGACAGCACATCGTCAACAAGAGTAATCTCAGTTTCCGAGGTATCCTTTGTGGTAGAAGTATAAACATCAATAATCATACCAATATCCAGGTTGGCGGTAGTGTCAACGGTACAAGTGTGAGTAGTGCTGGAAGAAGAAACGGCGGTTACAGTTGCAAGCAAACCAGTACCGTCACCCATAATCTGACGAGACATAACTTTCTTCATGTCAGTCTCAATCTCTTCCATTTCATCGACCATGCCATTACCGAAGGAACCGCGATCACCGCGAGAGGCGAGAATGGCCTTATCAGTTACGCGAACAGTACCGAAAAAGTTTTTAGTACCAGTCTCTAACTGCTTGGTCTTTCTAGCATTAGGTTCGGGAAAATCGCCATCGTCGGCAATATTACCGATGCCACCGGAAACACCGTATCTAACCCCGAACACAATCTTAGTACCCTGGATTTTCTCGGAACTCTTTTCAATCTGTGCAAGCAAGGGTGAAGCCTGCTCGTTAATCTGATACACCAAAGCGTTCAGATAGAAATTCTTAAAACTATTTGCTAACGTGGTAATTGTTGAAGTAGGCATTTTGATACCTCCGTATATTTATTATTTTTACTGCAAACCCTGAACATACGCCTTGTGCATTGCGTATGCTTCTCTTGCATTTTTAGGACTATTCCCTGCTGTTGCAGGTATTTGACCGCCTGCCTGCCCTCCGATAGTTACGGGGGGTTGACCGGCCTTAATTTGACCTGCATATTGCTGAATAATCATCTTGCTAATGTTCTGGTCTGCCATGACTAGCTTCTGAAACTCAGGATCCGCTAACATTTCCTGCGGTGTTTTCTGCGCCGGAGGTGCTACGGGCGGTACATAAGTAGACTTAGCCATGTCATAAACCTTTTGTGCCGCAACATCAGGAGGTATTTTAGACAACATATCACCCAATTGCTGAGTAATTTTCTGCATTGCCGGTTTTAAAGCGTCAAATTCCTGCTGATTAGCCTCATATAACTGGTTAATCGTATTGTCCCATGTGGCCTTTTTCTGTGCCATTTCGCGTTCTTGAAGTAGCGGCTGAATTTGCTTCATTGCCTCTGCCTGTGCCTGCGCCTTAATTTCATTAGCAAAACCAATAGGATCGTTATACATTTTGTCCTGCATTGCCTGATTCATTTCGGCAATTTGTTCCGGAGTCAACTCCGGTTCTTCCTGTTTAACAGGTTCGGCAGGTTTTTGACTCTGAATAAGCGACTGCATCAGTTCAAGTTGCTGTTTCTGAGCCTCAAACTGTTGCTGAAGTTGTGGCAATTGCTCTAACTGCGCTTGTTTTGCGTTATAGTCTGCAATTAACTCGTCTTGGGACTTAAACTTACCCATGATTAACTCAGGTTCGACTTGTGTAACGGGTTCAGTAACGGGTTCGGTAGCAGTAACTTCCTCATTACCGCCCTTCATCCATTCCAGCAACGGATTAACCGGAGTGTTATCAGTCTGCGTTACCTGCGTTTCTGTTACCTGTGAAGTAGTTTCCTGCACTGCGCTTGTATCTGTCGCCGGTGGAGTACCTGTTTGTCCGTCCATAGTATAATCCTCCTTAATGTAAGTAATATTTATTTAATTCCGCTAACTGCTGTTTGCAGCAAGAATCCGAGAAGTCCCCAAATTTTATCCTTAACCTTCTCCATGCAAATATCTTTGCCGATTTCCTGATTGAAGTTAGCAGGATCGACACAACTAGACGACTCAACAATAACGAAACCGTTAACAAGCGTAACCATTACGGTAGTTGTTTTTTCGCCTAATTTAAAGTCCTGCACCGAAGCAATGAACATATCAACGTTTTCCTGAGTGATAGTATTGTTCTGCCCAACCTGCATATATGCTTTCTCGAATACTGATTTAGGCGACCAACTTTCGTATCCATCTGGATAGACAACTTTGTAGCCATCTTTTTCCTCTGTAGCAGGTTTAATGTTCGGAAAATAAATCTTTCTTTCCTCTACTGTCATTTCTTCCGCTTGAACCATTTTAAAACCGATAAATTTATTCATTTTTATCTATCTCCTTTAATTTATACTGCCTGCTGCTGTTCACCCTGCCCTGCCATTGCCGCTTGTTCCATCATTTGCTGCTGAACTGCCTGCTGCATCATAGCAAGGTGCATATTAACCATCTGCTCAAACATAACGTCAATCTGTGGATTTTGAGCAACAACTTCCTCATAATCAACGGTCAATCTGTACTTCTGGTGTCGTGAAATGTGTAAAATGTGGTTATCAAAGTTGCGAGCAGTCGGTAAACTACCTTCCATCATTTGCTTATTCTCGCGTTCTGCCTTAGAGATATGCAATTGGTCGGTATCGTCTGCGCTCTCCCAATCACCAAACTCAATCATTTCGAGAATCTTACTGCGTGTTTCAGCATCTATCCTTTGGGTATCTTGATTTAACAGTAACCCAGACTCCATTAAGTCAAATACCATTTGTCTGCGCTGACTCGGACTATCAATATTTGCCGCAATAGAATCGAATTCTACATCGTCGGCGTGAATATCCATACCAGTCCAGTCGATAACTTCAACCATATTGTTTTTACCTACTTTTTTGAGAGCGCGAGGCATTTTAACGTGCTGCTTAAGAAGTCGAAGTGTCATTTTACCTGCTTGCACGATGAAGCGTTCAATATTGTCGGCCGTATTTGAAAGACGAGTATCATCCTGCTCCTGCACAATCCCCAGGGCAACACCGGATTTAACGCCAGACGGTGCTTGACTTGACCGTGAAATCTCAGAAACACCCGACAAAATAGAAAAACCCTGCAATAGCAGAGGTTCTTCGGTTTCAAATGCTTGTGGTAAAGGTTCATTTCTTATCATATTGGGGGATTGACTACCTCTTTGGTAAACGTGTATTGCCCCCGGTGCCCCGGCATTTTCCTCAAAGTCAACATCATCCACAGAACCTTCTTCAACTGCCCATTGACCTATTGCCGCCCTGTTTAGATACTCAGTTTTGCGGTTTCTAAGGCTGTTATAGGCACGTTGAACGGGTATTAGACGTTCTAATACCGTCTTGCCCCAGAACATACCGGGACGCTTCAAACAGTCAAGTTTAGTAAACGGAATACCTACAGTACCATCGTCACCGACTTGAAAGGGTAATGTACCTGCATATAGCAACGTACCGGAACAGACAATAATTAAACGCCCTTCTGGATACTCCTTAGAAGGTAACTCGTTCCATTCCTTAACGATAGCATGGTCTTTAAGCTTAGCGGTGCTATACATAAATCCACCTTGACCATAACCTAAACCACCCATACCGTTCATAGTAGACTGCAACGCCTGTACACTTGCATCCTCAGATTTAACATCTACGCCCCATATGGACTTAATATCGTTGACATGGTACGCCCTGGCATGAATAATAGACTTACACGCCTTAATATTTGTCCTATAAGAAGAATCGGGGTAAATCTCCTGTGGAGGTACGACAATAATTTCAATGTCACCTTCATGTATCGGATTACCTTCTTCATCGGTAGCGATAACCTGCCCAATATCGGGGTTCCATATCTGTTTCCAAAACACCGTACCGCACGTTTCCATCCAGGAGTAAGTTTCTTCCATCTTGTCCTTGACTTCCTGATCGGAATACGTGTTTTTAAGCAACATACCGGATATTTTGGCTTTGCGTAAATCAGCAGGTTCACTTGTACCGGGAGTGACCTTACATACCGGACGAATACGCTTCATTTTAGATACACGGGTTTCAATGTTGGGTGCAATGTGGTTATATGCTTCCTTAACCTGCCAGTTAAACATAGTCGGTTGCTCTTCAAGTGCCATTGTTGCCGTATTAATGTCTATGAATTGATTACCTTCATAGAAAGCAAGGTTAAGTCTCCACTGTAATTCGTGCGGCCTGCGTTCTTGCTGCCGACGTACAAACTCATCATTGACCATTTTAACCAGTTCATCGTCGAAATATGGTTTATCTTCTGTACCACCGAAAGCGTTTTTGACTGCTGAGAAGGCGTTTTTAATCGGATTTGTGATAGATTCTAGCAATTAGTTATCACCTTCTTTCTTGCTATTGTAGAAATTATGCAACCCTCTCTGCACGAAGTTCTTACCTTTAGGCGGCGGTTTATTGTTGGTTACGTTCTTATAGTCAACTAAATCACGAGACATTAAGCGGTTGCAGAGGTCTTTGCGCTCGATGTAGTGGAGATATTGTTGTGCCGCTAACAATACAAGGAGTGCTGAGATTGTGATTATGTCGGTCATTGACTTTCTTTCCTATGCTTCAACATATGACCGGACAGTGCTTTTCTGGTTGGGAATTCAGCACTGCACACTTCACAAATATGTACCTCTCCTAATACCTGAGTGTCACTTTGCTCGTCTGTATGGGCCTCCTGTGAAGCCTCTATACTATCCTGCGGTAACAATTCTTCCGGTACATTAGCGATAATCGACTTCGCACATTCAGCACATAGTGGGTGACATGCTTGCAAGGGACTACCTTCTGTACCTATTGCGTAGACTGCCTTCTTACGGCAATTGAAGGTTTGACAGTAGGTGACAGTGTTGATTTTGAATAGTTTAGGTTGGGGCGTACCCATTAAAACACTCTCCTTTTTCTTACGCTTAACTTTGCTAGACGTTCTTTGTCGGCCGCTATCTTACCCTTTTGTGGTTTAGGTGACTTAGATTGTTTAGCATGAAATGAGATTATGCCATAACCTACGGAATCAAATCCGTGATCCCAGGCACAATCGGCTATCTTATTCACATCGTCCGGGTCCTCAACTAATTCCGGCATCCATTCGATGAAGCGTTTACATGAACGAAATACTTGTAGTTTGGCTACATACTTACCTAAAACATCATCGAAGTACGGCTTCAGGTATTCGTGCATAATATCTTTGCGCATCTTGCGGTCAGTTATGGCCCTTATAAAACCGCTTACTCCGCCCTCTGCATAGTAGTCGGTTAAATCCTTGCCTGTCGTGTCTCTGTGGTGCTTATTCCATGCATCAACGCCAGCCACGGTATAAGATATACGCTCCTGCTTCTCCGAAACGCCATCTTCCAATAACTCCGCATAGGTGGCTAGTTCAACTACCTTTTGGGCTTGTTCCGTATAAAGTAGTCTCGGTTCTTCCTCTGTACGCGTGAACTCTCTATATAAGTAAACCGTACCTTCGGGAGATACTGCCATCCAACCCCAATAGAAGGGATCGGCATAACCATTGTCCAGACAACGCCACTTTCGCCAGTAGTCTGGAATAGGAAAGTTGTCTACAACGTGTATCTTCTCTGACCACTCAGGAAATCCTTGACCTGTATAAACGTCCCAATCTCCATATAGAAATGCCCTCTTTTTAGCTTCTGGCAGGTTTTCCAGTCGTTTGACATAGGCAGGATCATTTGCCATTAAAGCAGGGTTGTCGTAAACCTGCGAGGGTACGAATTTAATGATATTACCTGTATCAAGGTCCCGATATTCCTTTTCGCCGTACTCTGTTTTGGTGATATACCTGGCCTTCACCCACCTGTGACCAATGCCGCCGGGGTTTCCAGTGGCCTTGAAGGTAGGTGGAAATCCTTTAGCTGAACGCAAGCAGGACAACAATTCCTGTATGGTCTTTTCCTCATGCTTGGTTAGTTCGTCAACGCCTATATAATCTATAGAACGGCCCTGGTAACGCTCCGCATCTGTATAATTGGAAACATAGCGGAACTTAACTACACTACTATTTATGAGAGTAGCAATATGCTTACTCTCATTGTACTTATATAGTTGTGCCGGAACTCTGCGTTTCCATTCGGCAATAAGGTTAGCTTCTAAGTCGTCGTATGTCTCACGAAACAGGTAACACTCCGCACCGACATACTCTAACGCATAGCCCAAAACGTCCATGACCAAAGCTGTTGACTTGCCACCACCCTTTGCACCACCAAAAAAGGTTTCGTCGGCTGCCGAAGCGTGAAAAATGGCCTGCTTTTCGGATTGTTGGTATGGAATTTCTATTGTTGCCATATTCTCACCTCGAATTGGACAAGCCAAAAGTACAATGTAGTGTCTCAACCCTACGCTTGTGAACGCCAAAACGTGTCCGTCAGTGGTGGACTTTCGACATTTCAGTTATTCGACAAATTGGAATAACTGTAGAAATAGTTAAAAACCCAGCATTAATGCTGGGTTTAAGGTTAATTGCTAGTTTACATAATATTTATTACCGGAACTAAATGTTAAAAAAGTGTCATAATTGAATTATTCGTTAATATTCTCCGACTTTAAAACTTTTTGTTCCTCTCGGTTTGGCCTGGCAATTGCAAAGGCAACTTGTAGTGGTGCGCCACCTGCACCAGTGATTTCTGTTTCCTGTTTGTCGCGCCAACCAAAATTTTTGAGAGCGAAAATAGCACCTGCTGGATTGCGTGCAGTATACATATTTTGCTCCGCATAATTCTCTACATATGACTTAGCTTTTTTGATTGCGTTGCTAAATTCAGGTCTATCTCCATACTCACATAATCCTTTCCTATCCGTCCCAATAGCAATAGCCAGTCCAGTCACCGTAAATGGAATAACCTGCTCCATTTCTCCAGTATCTTCATTTTTTTTAAAACAACTCTCAAAATAAGCATTGATAAGTTTTTCCATCTCTTCAACACTCTGAAACTTCAACGGTCTTCCTACTTTCGGAATCTTCATTCTCCTTCACCTCATTTCAACATCTTCTATCCCTTCGCCATGTACGAACGATTGATGTAATAACAATCCTTCCTCCGATACGCTACACCTGCGCCCGTCAAAACTGACATTCTTCTATAGAAGTTTCTTTCCGGCATTTTCAGTACGCGAATCAAATCTTCTGCGCTCAGCTTCTCCTTTTTCCGCTTGTCTGTCAATGCTCCATTGTCCCAGTCAATCAGTGGCGACAGCTTCACCAGAAACCCCATGTCTGCATCGCTCAGTTTTGCGCTCAGTTCCACCAATTTTTCATTGTACAGCTTCACGTAACCTTTTTTGTTCCCTGTACTGCGCTTTTTTGGCGGTTTCAGTCCTTTTTTCGTATTCCAGAACTCATAATAACTATGTTCTATATCCTTGTCGCGGATGCTGATATGCTCAGACTGCTTGTCGGGCGACTCTTCCCTTGTAAAAATGGTTTGCGCTACTGTTGCGCTGACTCCTATTGGAAATATACCCTGCTCAGGCTTGTTGTGCCAAACTTCAGCTATCATTTCACCTGTCTCAGGATCTATGACTTGTCTCCTTGTCCTGCCATAACCGAAATCATCATCAAGAATCAAACATCTTTTTATCAAATAAAAACAACTCACTTTCTGGTATATATACTGCTTTTCACGCGCCAAACCAGCAAACCCTTGTGGGAGTAAGACTAGACACCATTTTACTACCTGCCAAATATGGCAGGTA